TTTTGATCCTCACGAATCTCCCTTAAAGTTTGTAATATTAAATCTTCATTAGTCATTTTAGTTCTTGTTATACAGCACTATTATCATGAACATAAGACCAGCGACCGTTTGTGCCATCCCAGTATGCTAACATTCCATTAGGTGTGCTATCACTTAATGAAATAACTTCACCTACATTTCCTGTTGCTGGTTTATCTGCTATTGCATATACACCAAATTTAAAAACTCCTCCTACGCTAGCGTTATTAGTTACTTTCAAGTTTGCGCTAATATTAGCACTACCTTGCATATTGACATTACCGTACCCAATTCCGAATACAGAATTAGCATAATCAGAAGCATAATAACCTGTGTTAATAGCACAATAATTTCCATTAGCACCTGGGTTATTTAAAATACTTACACCGAATCCACCGATACCACTATAGGTATTGCCTGAATCCTTATAAACATTCCATTGTTGTGCTACAACTGGAGTGCCGTTAACGACTGGTCCCGGTGAACTTTGTGTTCCGCTAGCACGGAAATATGTATACGGGGGTTGATAAAAATCATCAATTGAATAAGTCTTGAAGTCAAACGATGGAGCACCGCCACCCAAGTTATCCATTGTGATATTCATACTACCCTGGTACATATTAATGCCAACTGCAGCAGTATTAGAACCGGCTATTCGTAATTGTCTACTATTACCAGCATTCCATTGAAGTTCATTAGAATTAATATAATTTACTGAGAGTAAATTACCAACGATGGAATTAGCGCCCGAAACAGAATATGCTACATCGGCTGTATTGGCAAAGTTGGTTGATACATTGGATAATAAACTTCCATCACCTTGGAAATAATTACTGATTACTAAATTACCAAGATTGGCTTGACCAAACTCATTAAATGTAAATTGATAAGCACTTTCATACAATCCATTACCACCGGTGCCGAGATCAATAGACTTAGCAGTCATGAAAATTTTACCGCGATTATATGAACTAGTAACTGAAGTTATATCATTAACTCCACCAGTGCGTATTTGAATATCACCGGTTGTCAAATTACCAACTGTGACATTACTGACATTAGAACCAGTTGGTTTCTTGAATTGACCAGTTTCAATAACTACACTAGGTGTTCTGATATTACCGAAAGTTACATTATTAATATTACCTGTAGTATCAGAAAAAATACCAACACCAGTAGTTCTCATGTACAGTGAATCTTGTGGTATAACATTGCCTACTGTGATATTAGAAGTATTACCAACTAGTTCAACACCAATTCCAAAATTATGACCTATATTAATGAATGATGTTTGGATATTTCCTATACTTCCATTACTATAGCGTAAATTGGCATTGCCGAATGTCCATGAACTGGATCCTAATGCCATATTACCTACAACTGAATAATCGTTGGCTAATGGAGTGACCGATGAACCCGATAAATTTATTATTGAACCATTTATTGAATTAGCAGTCTTATAAGTAACAGTTGAACCTGCTACAGTTGTTAGACCTCCACTAATATTATTTGCAATATTGCTAGTCACCGATCCTGATCTGAGAGTCGCGCCGCCGGCTGCTGCTCTATAACCTGCAATATTACCAGTGAAAACATTTCCACCAGTTAAGGCTGCTAGCGCGCCCTGTGCGTTAGCAGTAGGTGAAAGTGGAGCAGCATTAGAACCATATTGACCTGCAGCCAATTGTAATGCGCCGGCTGCAGTACCGTCTGTTACAGATAAATCAGTGCCACGAATAAATAATGCTCCACCGACATTAATGGGTTTGATAATGTTACCCCAGACATTTAATGTACTAGTAGCATTGTCCCAGACTAAACTGTCAGAAGCACCAAATACACCATTGTTATTAAATTGTATTTGACCATTTGATCCAGCAGGTGAAGTTAAAGTTTCAGCACTGAATGTACCATCTCCACGCAATACATTACTTGCGTTGCCGTCAATATTCAATGAAGCAATGTTACCTGCACCAGATACATTAGCAAGATCAACTGAATAACTAGTGCCTGCGTATATAGCGTAGTTTGCGTTAGCGACTTCACCTACAACATTACCAGCCTGAATGTTGCTGATGTTTCCACCTTCACCGATTAGAATATTACCGGTTATAATATTACCTGAAATTTTATTTGGAATTTCAAGATTACCAGTACTGGTAAATGTCATTGTATTTGGTGTCAGTCCAGTGTATGTTTCTACAACGAAATCACCAATCATATCCGTACCATTACCGGCGAATGAATTAGCAACCATTGCTTTGATTCTAACAGCATCTCCATATGCTGGATTGATACCTGTAACTGATTGAGCACCCAGGTAAGCCAATACGCCTATTTCATCACCTGGTTGTAATGCTGCTACATTACTACCATCATTATCAGCACGATAACGACGAGTTTGAATTGGTCTAGATAATGTAGGCGCGCTAGATGCGCCAGGTGCCGTCATACTAATTAGTGGCGTAACACCGTTTCTTGCGAGCATTACTATTGAACCAGCACTATTAAATGTAAATGAACTGAATGCTGAAGTTCCATTACTATTTGAATATTGTTGATCGCCGGCGCCCACAAATAATGCAATAGAACCATTAGTCGTTACAGCATTTGCGTTAGCATTTATTGGACTTGCTGCTGTTGCTCGTAATTCACCTACGAACGCATTGGCATTACCATTATAAGCAAAATATCTTTGGGAGAATACTGTATCGCCTTGGTTAGCAGTAACAGGACTATCAACAGTCCCACGACTTCTTACATACACATCACCGGGTACCGCGGTACTAGTAGCACTTGTTGCGGTATGTGTCAATTGACGATACGCATTCGTAGGCCAAACAGCATTAGCCAAGTTCGTACTTAATGGAGTAATAACTGTTCTTGAACTATTACTATTTGCTGTATTGCTAATTGTCAGATTAACAAGATTACCAACACTAGTAATATTGGCTTGTCCAGCGATAGTGATATTACCTGCGTAACTTGCGTAATTAGCGTTGGCTACTTCACCTACGACATTTGAACCACTTACCGAATTAGCGACATCACTAATGTTGGCATGATTAGCCCCGCTAACATCCCCTGAAACATTAGCACCATCAACAGAATACGCTGTCTGTGCTGTGGTTGCGAAATTAGCATTGCTGACTTCACCGGAAACATTACTACCAGATACACTATAACTAGTGCCGCTATATGTTGCGAAATTAGCATTGCTGACTTCACCGCTGACATTACCACCATCTACTGAATAAGCAACTCCTGCAGTATTGGCATAGATAGCATTGGAAACAGTACCGCTTGATCCGAATGTTCCGTCACCTCTTAATACATTACCTACATTACCATCTAAGTTAATGCTAGCAATATTTCCTGCTCCAGATACATTAGCAAGACTTACTGAATATGCTACATTAGCAACATCTGCGATATTAGCATGACCAGCGTTAGCGGCATATTGGACATTACTTACATTAGCAGAGATATTAGCGTTAATCCAAACACTATTTGCTGCATCGTAGGTCATTACTTGACCTTGCAAGGGTGACTGAACCTTTACACCTTGAATATCATTGATGTTAGGTTCAAATGTGGGTCGTACTAGATAGATACCGTTATTTGCTGCTGGGCTTGTCTCAGCCTTAATAACAGCAGCCATTAATACTTTGATATTATTACCAGTTGGTTCTACATTGGTTAATCCACCTACTACGCTTGGGTTGAACCATAATATGGCACCGGCCGGGAAACCGTTCGTGCTTACATCATTGATCTTACCGAACCATGTGACATATCCAAATTGATTATTGGCAATATCTTGAGTAGCCATACCAATGATCCACTCTTTCTTGAATCCTGGCGCGCTAGCATTAGCAGGTGCCATAAGAATATGATCACCTTGTACACCTGCGAACATCACTACTTGACCGTTGGTAATATTACCTTGGGCTTTACCATAGAAATGAACTTCTTGACCAATTTGTTGAATGACACCATTGTATAATCCAACATTCATCGTGCCATCAACAGTATTCCAATACATCTTGGCAGTAGCATACGCTTCACTTGCTGCTGTGTCTAGTGTGATACTATCAACGGTTGTTAGATCACCTGAAATAGCAAGACTTGTTAATGTACCAACACTTGTAATATTGGGCTGTGCGTTGTTGGTTACTGTTAGTGCGGTATTTGCTACAGTAGCAAGATTGGCAACATTAGCGATAGTTGCTGAATTAGCCACATCAGCAAGACCAGCATAATTAGCGACATTTGCGCTTTCTACATTAGCGACGGTACCTATCACCGCACGACTCATGGTAACCTGAATGTTACCTGTTCCACTTGTTACATTAATTTGATTAGCCATAATTGACAACTCCATCACTTGATACTAAGAATAGTAGAAATACAACTTCATCATATTCTGGTTGAGTCCCGAATGCTGGGAAACTTATTTTAATTCTTCCTGTATAACATGCAGGATCAGTTGCGTTGATATCTAAATCAGGATCACCCATGATTAGATCCCATGTGCTATCGTCAATAGTAACAGTAAATGTGCCGTTACTATCATTACGATTTGTGATGGGAAGATCAATGGGAGAAGGATCAACAGTATTAGCAATCATAGAACCACTTGCAGTTGATAATGCTAATTCAGGTCCACCGCTAGTGGCTGATATTGTGAAAGTTGTACTTGTGGGAATCGTCAATATATAATAAGTTGTATTGATTGCTACGCCACCAAACACTGTACCTGTAAATTGTATGGGTTTACCGACATACAATAATTCTGTTGAATCACAAGTTAAAATGTTAGTACCCGTTGTAGTTGCTGTAACTTCTGCTACTCTTGGAACTAATGGATAATCGTTAATAACGAAATCTAGACCAGTTCTACTGTCACGGAAATTAGTAATGGCGCGACGAACAATCTGTGCTGAAATAGTTGCCCCAGTTAAATTGACAGGTTCTGTATTGACTTGCCAACCATTAGGATAACTAATTACACTTGCCCATGATATATTCCAAAAGTCTTTTTGGTTATATACCAATTCTTGAGCAATGATTTGTCCATCAAACCCCGCGACTTGGTTCAATGTATTTTGTGAGAATTTAGCCATTTAGGCTCTCCTTTCGCTTTCTCGCTGATGACCCCACCATGCTATCTCGCAGTTATGGGGAGTACTGTGTATTTATGTAAAATAACAAATATTCTTATTCGTAGTATCCGTATACTGATTCGTGGCAGTAGTATTAAATGTATTATCGTTGCCGGCATAACCATCAGTCGTAGGTACAATGGTAATTAAACTACCATTTTGATTAGTTCTATTTGCTGTAACATAATTTAAAATAGGTCCATTATTAAACTGATAATTACCATCACCTGGAATATTACCATCACCTGGCACTTTTAACACGAACCATTCGGATTGTCCACCACCAAATCCACCAATGAATAAATCATTATCTGATCCATATATTTTAACATTATTAAAGGCTACATTCCCAGACATTTCATTTTGCCATTGAATATTACCGGTATCATCAAATTCTGCTAACCATAAATTACCTGTATCTGTTGATCCAACTGTATAAATGGTTGAACTGTCTTTGACATATACGCCCGTTAATGAAGCATCTATAATTTGTTTCTGCCAATTTAATGAACCATTGCTATCAATTTTTATTAGATATCCATCTTTAGTATTATTATTGTAACAAGTAGCATAAGATATATTATTACTATCTAATTTCAAATCCGTAGAAAATAATTGATTGTTGGCATTAGAATCAAATCCGATTTTCCATTGAGTTAATAATTGACCGATTGGAGCACCTGTTACCACTTTATCCGCTTTTCTTACATACACATTAGTTTTGCTACTGGAATTTGCGTATGTATATGCGATCATTGGATATTCATCTGAAGTCAATTGAACGGTAGATACGCTTGTTAATAAACTATTATAAGAATATTCACGCCAAAATGTACCGGCTAATTGATTTAAATTAGAATCATATTTCATTAATTGTGCTGATCGTGGTCCTTGATTATCAGTAGTACCTAGGTATATATTTCCAGTACTATCAAATATCATATCCTGAGCAATATTAATTGATAAATCATCTCCGCTAGGAGGAACAGCATCAGAATATTGTTTTTTAATAGAACCTACGACATTGCCGCTAGTTGTAAAATTGGTAATAGTGGCACTATTAATATAGTAATTAGGAAAAGCGAGAGGATATCTTTCTCTCATCGTGCCGGTTACATATAACGAATTATTAAATGTTAAACTAGTTGATTGAATATTACCTGACGGACCTACTCTGGTTGTCCATTTTAATATTGGATTAACGAAGCCATCAATTCCACTAAGAAATATATTAGCACCATTAGTAGCACAGACATACACATTACTATTGGCACTGTCTATTTTAAAATCAACAAAATTATTACTTGCTGAGTTATTTGGCTGAAGGCACCAATAATCTAAATTGGGATTATCTCCTAATCTAGCATAACTTAATGCCCCCACTGATCCGGTTATTGGCATTATACAAATCCTACTCTAGAAGCAAATACACTAAAAGTATTTGCGGCAGTTTTAATAATATTAAATGTGTACATATCTTTACCGTTAGTTGTACCAGTACCTGGTCCACCAGTAGGTCCAGACCATACAGGTGTAATATTAGCACCATCTATTTGTAATTGCGATGGTATATAAGGAATTGCTCCATTAGTATTGATGAATGTACAAGTCATACTTTCGTTGCTATTCATTACTGAATCCAAACCACCAAGACCAGTAAAATTCAAAGTAAAGTTGGCTGAAGCATTTGAAGTTTTAAACAAAATTGCGCTAGAACTTAAATCAAATGCTATAGTACCTGTACTGCCTGTACTATTAGCAACAACCTTTTCTTTAATTTGTTGAACAGTTGTTGTGCCCGTGACTGATAAATTAGCAAAATTAGGACCCGAATAAGTTACTTCTCCTGTAGTCGGATCGTAATACAACAAATTAACAGCACTATTTGAACGAATGGGTTTTACATAAAATGCGTTACTATAAGCATTGGGATCTGTTGCTGAAGCATTTAATGGCTGTCCTGTAGCATTAATAATAATAGTATTTTGATGTTGATTATTACTACCGGCTAAAGTACCTATTGCAATTGAATTAGGACCCTGATTAAAGTTACCTGCATTTGTTCCTATAGCAATAGCGTTTGTACTTTGTTGCTCATAACCGGCACTATAACCAATACTAATAGCATTACTATCCTGCGTAGTATAACCTGCATCTGTTCCTATCGCAATTGCTCCAGTGCTTTGTAGTGAATTGCCAGCATCTAACCCCAAATGAATACTTAAATCAGTGGTTCTTAAATCCTGAATTAATTCAGCATTCAATATATTTGCTACACAAACATTAGAGAAAACATTACCTGCGACTACTACAGAATCTTCACCTACGGTTAATACATTGGCTATTCCATTGGCTGATATTTGTACGAATCCCGAAGAATAAGTAACAACATTACTTGTACCATTACTAATTTGCGTGGTATCTAAACCAGTAATAAAAGCACCATTACCAATAAAATAATTTGCTTCAACATTACCCACCGCGATAATACTATCAGCAACTTCTATATTACCGGGCGCAAGGAATACATTACTAGCAGGATCAAATAAGAAACCAGGTCCAACTTTAAATCCACCGATGCCATCACCTAATTGAATCTGGTTGTTAGAACCTGCGCTAGTCCCATTACCCGTTACATTGCTAGTTCCTTCTGCCCATGTTAAATTACCTGATCCATCAGTTTGTAAGAAGTAACCAGAGTTTCCACCAGCAATTCTAATATTGGCAATACTATTGAATGCTACGGTACCGTTACTTACTGCTACTGCTGTGTTGGGTACGCCGGCGATAGTATTGAATTTATTGTAAAGTAATTCACCATTATTCCCGCCGGCAATTGGAGCAGCACTTGTGTATAATTGTAGTTGGATAGCATCGGGAACAATATTGATGTTCGTGCTATCTACTACAATAGTTGAATTGATATCTTCAACTACGATATTGGTATGAACTTCACTCATATTATTGATACCTTACAATCATGCCTAATGGTTCTTTATTGAAGTCAACTTTTCCACTAACTGGATCAGTTCTAGAAACTCCCAATGAGATGATAACTAAATTGGTATTAGCAGTATTGTTTGCTAATGGAATAACGGGGGTTGGATTAGGAGTACCTGTACCACCAGTTAAATCTGCGGGTATATACAAATAACCCTGACCTACTGTAGCATTACTAAACGCTGCGGTTAAATTAGCACTGTATGTTCCTACGCCAGTACTAGGTTGTGGGTCAAGCAATGTTATATTACCAACTAATACAGTACCTGCTTGATCATTATAAGTGACATTATCACAACTATAAAACTTAGCAGTCGTGGATAAAGTCCAACCTGTACAGTTGATAGCATTTCCCGTGCTAGCGGTAAATGTGAAGGGTAATGTATAACTTTCGCCCGTGTATATTTCAATACACTGTAATTCTGTACCAGCGATAGTTAAAGTTTTGGAACCATTAAGAAGTAAAGACATTTTATTTTTCCTTATCTGTATTTATTCAAGAATTATTGACGGGATCATCAGGTCTAACGCATGTATACTGACCTTGCATTGTGTATACATTAGTACCAGATGTAATGTTTCTTATTACCCCGCACATTGAGGTCACAACCAAATTATTAGCATACATATTACCCTGTGCTTTGAAATCAATATAAACAGTCATGGGTTTGTTTGCTAACAAATCTATGGTTTGAACAGTACTATAATCAACCCAGAATCCATATTCTGCCAAGTCTGTTCTAGTTAAGCGATAGCCACCTCCTACCTGTATGGTACAATCACTGTCGCTTATCACACCAAATGATCCACTGAACATGAATTGTGTTTCTGGTTGAGCATTTGCTGGGGTAGGAGTAGCACCCATAATGATCCAACCCCTTCTACCATCATTAGACTCAATTTGAAAACTAGGCCAAGTACCACCACTAATGAATGTAGATATACTTTGAATTCTAGCATTGCCAGGATAGAATCTACTTGTGCTGTTTGCTAAGAATCCATTAGCAACTGTAGCAGTATTTTGGAACCATGGGTTATAATCATTGGTTGTTACTGTATAAGTTGTAGGAGTATTGTTAGCATTTAATTCAATACCACCTGCGATATTTGCTGTTTGTCCAGTGGTATTGTATAAGAATGCGTTAGCCCAAGGTCCTGAAGAATTATAATTATAGGGTCCGAATCCATATCCATATATGAATGTATAGGGCCATTCACCAGTGCTACTAATGAACACATCGGCTGAACCTGCGTTATTTGCTACAGTGACATTATTACCATAGAAGTTGATTATGTTGACATTGCTGACCACATTCAAACTATCTTCTTGAATAGTAAGTGTAGAACTACTAGTACCGTTAGCAATGAATGTAATTCTACCATCAAGACCTACTGTGACATTACCGCCACCTAATGAATAACTACCCGCGGAGACACCAGTAGTTGTTAGATTGTTAGAAGTAACAGTGTTATATTGAATGTTATTGCCAGAGATACCACCAATATTACTATTAGCATCAAATGTCGTAACAGTGGGGCCAGGCCAATTTGCTAAACTTTGTGGGCAAGTATTACTACGAACACCAACTTGATTATTCTTGGCAGTTACTGACCAATAATAATTACCTTGTGCTAAATCAGTTGCTTCAATAGATACAACAGCATTAGCCGCGAATGGTTGAGCATTGGCAGCACTAACACTAGTGTATAACAAATGATCTGCGCTAACATTACTATTGCCATAGTTGAAATCCATGTACAATACTTGACCAACTGTAGGAACAGTGGCAGTAACAGTCATTTTAGCGATTGTACCCGTTAAATCTACATTAGCAGTTGGACAATCAGGTGTACCAATAATATTAGGATCACTTAAACCTGTATTTGATTCTGGAACGAAGTCCTGTACAGGGTTATCAGTGTATACAGTATCATTATATTCAAATGCTGTTAATCGTGCGCCCAATGATCCATCGCCGTACTTTTCTTCAGCGACATTACTTACACGGAATAATTTTTCATCCCACCCATATTGACTATTAGTAACACGAATTACATCACCTGCTTCAACTGTAATACCACTATAGTCTGTAGCAAAGTTAACAATCAATTCTTCACGACTTTGATATAATCTGCGAACACCTAGGTACTTTGCTTGAACTGCATTATTGACTTGTGGTAATTGAATAGTCAATCTATTGACAGGTTCATTGGGTGATAATAATGATGGGTCAACATCCCATAAACTTAATAGTTGGAAGTCTGTCTGATCCTTAATATATTTGTTGGGATATTGAACTTCCATTTCATTGTATGTATTGTTCAAATCAGTTGGGTTAACTTCAATGCCACCGATCAAATTACTATCATCAACTAAGAATAATTCATTGAATGTTGTATAGTCTGTGTATGGTCTGTTAACTACAACACGCCATTTACCAGATATCTCACTATATTGTAACCAACTATCGCAACTATCAACTAATTGCTGTAGGTTAGTCAAGCAATCGTAACCTGTGTTGATAGGGCCATTGATGCGATATCGTACTTGCGTAGCAGGATTACCATTACTATCAATATAATCAATCATTGAATTAGCATATGAATCTAACTGTATCAGACTAGCCAAATCAATGCGTGAGTTTGGAATACCGCAACCATAGCGTGTGTTCTGTAGATAGTCTAAAATGACAGCACCAGGTTCTGTTAAACTATTCTGTAGTTGGAATGTTAATGAACCTAGGTTAGTTGTGCCAGCATCTTGATTGTATTTTACTTTGACAATAGCAAAGCACACATTAGACATACTTGCCGATTGACCATTCGCTGTATAGATACCTTGATCCCATCTTTGATCACTAGCAATTTCACTATCACTCATTATGGTAATAGCAGTTTGCCCACCAGTATTAACACCTGAACTTGAACCATTAGTAAACAAATAAATCCAAATATTATCTTTGACTTTATCATCAACTTCTGGTGGATCAGTCATAGTATTGCTTAAACTCAATACCTTAGCACTATCTGCTCCAGTACCAAATGTTACAAGTTTGCCATCATAATATACATTAGCAAAACTATATCCACTTCCTACAGTGGTATCGGTATGTTCAGCAATAGACACGACATACCACATTGTTTTATTGTCTGTGCTTATCTTGGCATCGGTAATTGCGCCCGATACGAATGCGCTACCATATATGACGGGTAATTTGTTATCAGTTGCAGGTGCTAATTGAATTCGTGATCCGGCGTCTTGTGCTCCGCTAGTACTTGCTCTTTTAGAAATTAATTTGCTGATACCAATCGTTAATAATGTTCTAGCAGCAAAGGCAGCAACTGAGCCGATAGTAGCAGCGGCTGCAGCACCGAATCCTACTGCTGTTGCTAATGCTGTTGCGCCTGCGGCGATTGCGGTAAAAATTGGCATGTCATTGGCTCCAAGTATGTTCTATGGGTCTAAACCCAAATTTTTCATAATTAAAATGTGTTCCCTCCATTTGGCTTAAAGTATAGAAATGAATGCGCTTTTGTTCCTTCATTTCATCACACATTTTCTTGTATTCTTTTAATAAACGATATCCTGCGGTTGTTCCACGATATTCCTCGTCAACCCAGTATGCTATTTCGTTCATTACTAATTTATTGTTGTCCCATAGGTAAGGAACACAAATTGCTAATAACATACCCGTTAAGCCATCGTCATCTTCACTGACTAATGCTATGCCAGCACCAGCAATGATTGTTGATAGAATTCTTACCGCAGTCTTATCATCTGTGATATCTAATTCTGGGATACTCCCACTGTCATGATAATGCCAGAGTAATTCAATTATTTGGGGAATATCAAATTTAGTTGCTTGTCTGATTTTCATTATGCACCGCCACCTTCAAAACCAGGATTAGGATTATTATAGGGCAATTCTTGACCTATTTGACCTTCTAACGCAGCACCACTTGGGTTATCTGTTTTACTTACCGCTTTCTTACCGAAATCAAAGTTTTGTCCAGCAATACTAGTAACATTGTTCATGCTGCTATCGGTGCTGTTGAATACTTGCCAACTTGTTTTATTTGTCTTTCTTCCAGCAATACGATTTTCTAAAACAGTTTTATAACTACTAGCATTTAATGTGACGGTGAAGTTGTTTATCTTTTCTTCGCGGTCTTCGCTAATATTATAACTGGTAACGATACCTGTAAATCTAGTATATGTGTTTTGAAGAACATAGTTATTGTCATAGAAACCTCTAATGATTTCTATTTCACTACCTTTGATCTTTTTGTCTAATACAACATAAATGTTGTTCCCATCAATACCACTTAATGAAATACTAGTATCAGCACTTGTTACACGAAGGTCTCTGTTTTGAACACCAACTGCGAGTAACCCACCCATTGGTGAATATTCTTGAAGACCTATCGTTTCAGCCTTATAACTAGAACTGAATGTATAGACATTTTTGTCTGCTAAGTTTGATGTATCGTTATAGATAGTCAACTTTATAAATTCAGCGTTTATGTTAAATGGTTGATTGATTACCTCTGGTATATTCTGCATAAATTATTCCTTTCACGCTGTACCAACATATTCATACAATTGAAAACTATCACTGAATTCAATTAATGCGTTATTGATTCTGTTTCCAAATTGATCAAAACTAGCACCACCTGGAATAAGTTTATATGTTGGCATATTTGGACAGAACATTTTAAACTGACAATTTGAGCCTACTCTGATTGGTAATCCAGCGAGATTGCCTGTTAATATGTTCGGTCTATTAGTAGTTATCACTACTGAACTTGATCCCCCCAAAACTTGATTAACCACAGTGAATGGATAGGGATAAGCATCGGCTCCTCCTATCTGAATCAAATCATTGGGTTGAAACAAGATTCTATTCGCGGGTAAAGGGGGAACATTCAATGTTAATTGATTACCCACGAATGATGCTACGGTTACTTGATTCAATTGACTATTGCTCATGTAACCTTGATATCTAAAGATCCAATTAATACAAGGATTATCGTTGAATGTAATTGTTTCAGGAAGATAACGATCAATGCGATCTAATTCTTCTAATACACTTCTTAGTTCACTATAGCGATATGCCGGTGGAAAATCTACCGTAAATTGCCATGGATTCTTAGTAGGTGTCACACTAGTTCTTGGTATCTCGTTCTTAGTGATTTGAGTACCAACCACTTTTCTGCGATTG